AAGTGGTACGTTTCCTGTTAAGAAAGTGTTCGTATCACGTTGGAACGACAATGACTTTGGCATGAAAGGTTATGTTCTTGAAGCTGACTTTGCACAACTAGAGTTTAGAGCTGCTGCATTTTTGTCACAGGACAAGGTGGCTATGGAAGAGGTCAAGACAGGCTTTGATGTGCATGCGTATACAGCTAAGATTATATCTGATGCAGGTCAACCTACAACTCGACAAGAAGCAAAAGCACACACCTTTGCACCTTTGTATGGTGCGAGTGGGTTTGGTAGGACAAAAGCTGAAGCGTCATACTACGAGCATTTTACACAGAAGTATAAAGGCATTGCTGATTGGCATAAGACTTTAGCTAGAGAAGCATTAGACCATCAAAAGATTGCTACACCATCTGGTAGAGAGTTCTCATTTCCAGATGTGCAACGTAATAGAAGTGGCAGAATAAGTAACTTTACACAGATAAAGAATTATCCTGTGCAGTCGTTTGCTACCGCAGACATTGTGCCACTGGCACTGCTACACATTGATAATCTTTTAGAGCGAATGAAGTCCTGTATAGTCAATACAGTACACGATAGTATTGTGATTGACGTGCATCCAGAAGAGAAAAATGCAGTGATTGGTGTCATAGATAAAACTAATAAAGAACTATCTTCTTTGATATCAAGTCGTTGGGGAATAACCTTCAACGTACCACTATTATTGGAAGCAAAAATAGGATATAATTGGCTTGACACTAAAGATGTTATATGATATAACTATGTCTCATTTGTTAAAGGAGAAACATATATGACAGAACTAACGACAATAGACCCGAACAACTATGGCGCAATGGCAAAGGCTATGGGCATAGCTAATGAAGCACCTGCTAAATCTAAAAGCAGTTCTTTAGCTAGGCTACGCATCAACCATTCACCAATCATGGGTACAGCAGAAGTTAAAGGAAAAAGTGTTAACGTAGAGACTGTTAGCGGTGGTACATACAAACTGGAGATTCCAGATGGTGATACATACTTTGCTAACTCTATTAAGATTAGAACACACATACAAAGGTTTATGTATAAGCGATTTGTAATGGGTGGTGCTAATGCACCTAACAGGTATGTTAAAACTGTTATGTCAGATAATCTAGATGTAGATTTGAAAGACAACGATGGTGGTTTTAACTGTGGTAAACCTGCAGGTTTTATACAGGACTTTAAAGCATTACCAGAGAAGAAGCAGGAATTAATCAGGCAGATTAAAAGAGTGCGAGTTCTTTTTGGTATAGTAGAATTAGTAAACCCAGTGACTTCAACTGGTGCGGAAGTGACTGTTGACCCCATGCCTTTCATATGGGAGATAGATAACAAAGATGCCTTCAAAATTGTGGGCGAGCCTTTCGCTAATCTGGCAAAGCTACAGAGACTGCCAATACATCATATGATTACAGCTACGACTGACGAGAAGAAGTTACCTAATGGTAATAGCTTCTTTATTCCTGTCGTGTCTCTTGATGTATCTAAGTCTATTGAAGTGACTGACGATGACCAGAATATGTTTGCTGACTTCCTAGCGTGGTTGGATAATTACAATCAATACATTCTGAATCTATGGCAAGAGAAGGCTAACTCTAGGATGGAAGATGATGATGTTGATGTGGTAGATAACCTAGTAGACATCGAAGTTGAAGACGTGGGTTGCTAATGAACCATCCTGCTGAACTAGCGTTGCATCAGTACCTAGATGATGCTGTTAATGGTAAGACATCTATGTCTGACACAACCATCCGACAGGTTGCTGCCGATGTGGCAGAAGCTATGCAACGTCAGTTTGGTGGGGAGAAAAAGCGTAAAGATTTTCGTTTACGCATGTCGAATGTGGGGAGACCAACTTGTCAGTTATGGTATGACAAGAACAAGCCTGAGAAAGCTCTACCTTATCCTACTACCTTCATTATGAATATGATGATTGGGGATATAGTAGAAGCAGTATTCAAAGGTCTAATGACTGAAGCAGGTATACAGTACGAAGATTCTAAGGAAGTTTCTTTGGATGTAGGTAAATCTAAAGTATCTGGCACGTATGATATAGTTGTCAATGATGCGGTGGATGATATCAAATCTGCTTCAGATTGGTCTTACAAAAATAAGTTCGAATCCTATGATACTCTTGCAGAGTCTGATGGATTTGGATACATTGGACAGTTAGCAGGTTATGCCAAAGCATCTGGTAAAAAAGCAGGTGGTTGGTGGGTTGTTAACAAAGCCAATGGGCATTTTAAGTATGTACCTGCAAGCGGTTTAGATATGACTAAAGAAGTAAAGAAGATATCTAATACTGTGAATGTTGTAAAGGCTAACAAGTTTAAGCGTTGCTTTGAAGCTGAAGATGAAACATTCAGAGGTAAGCCTACAGGTAACAAGATACTGAACACGAACTGCAAGTTCTGTTCGTACAGATTTGATTGTTGGTCTAACCTTGTGGAAAGACCTGCAGTCAAGTCACAAGCCAAGCAACCTAGAATGGTTGCGTATGTTCACTTAAAAGAGGAGTATGTAAATGAGTGATGTGGAAATGGAAACTCTTGAAGCAGAGATAAAAGAAGCGCAAGAGCGTTTAAGTTCTTTGCGTAAAGAGTATAAAGAGAAAAAGTATGCATCCTTAAAAATGGCTATGGAAGCTAAAAGGGAAGCAGACAGGGCTTTAGCTGAAGAGTATAAAGCTCTTGGTATTTCTTCTTTATCTTACAACAGAGGATTCTTTCTCTAATTGGTGAATAGATTCTCTCAGTTTGCTACAGCACGAAAGTATGGGTATCGTAGCGGTCTGGAAATAAAAATCTCTGACTTGTTGAAAGAGCAACGTGTTAAGTTTAAGTACGAGCCTTTCAAAATAGAGTGGGAAGATTTAGCCTACCGCACATACACACCTGATTTCGTGCTGTTCAATGGTGTAATAATAGAAACTAAAGGACAGTTCACAGCATCAGACAGAAGAAAACATCTCGCCATAAAGAAACAACATCCTAAATTAGATATACGTTTTGTGTTTGAAAACAGTAAACGTAAACTTAGGAAAGGCGCAAAGTCTACATATGGTGAATGGTGTGAAAGATATGATTTTGTTTACTATGACAGGATTATTCCCGAAGCGTGGATAAAAGAAAAAGGCAAAGACAAGTACCCAAGTTTTATAAAATTTAATGGATATAAAAGGAAAGCATATGGACATAGTAGATAAGATAGATAAGAATGATTTCATAATACGAGTTCGTCCCAACAAAAACAAAAGTAATGGTGCGTGGTCAGGTAGTGCTGACATTGTTGTCATTACGTCAGAACACAATGACCTACCAGACAGTGAGTGGAGTGAGCTTATGCAGTTCAGCAGAATGATGTGTGCTTCTGTGCCTGTTATAGAAGAGATAGAAACTTTTAGAAACTTAGTGCATGAATATTTAAATAGAGGTTACGAAGGAAAAAAGGATTTATTTGTTGACAAACAAGAAGGTAGTAATATAATACATTTAAATTTTATGAATGGGAAGAGCAAGAATGAAGAAAAAGATTGACATGGTAAATAGTCCACCACACTACCTAAAAGGTGGATTAGAATGTATAGATGTGATACGAGCTGCACTAGATGAAAAGGAGTTTCGTGGATATTGTAAAGGTAATAACATTAAATATACATTTAGAGAGAGTGACAAAGGTAAAGATGAAGACCTTAAAAAAGCACGAGTCTATTTAAACTACATATTGGAGAGTTAAATGCTAGTTAAGATGCTCATAGCTATAGATATAGACCCAGAGGAGTACCCCATTCCTGCCGATGGTAAAGTATCAGAGGAAATTGAGGATGGCATTCGCGAATATTTTTATGATGTTCAAGGTGCTGAGATTAAAAATATAAAAACATTGAGAGATTAACATGAACAATTTATTACCAACCGACTATCAAAACTTTATTGCGTTATCACGTTACGCAAGATGGAAAGAAGACGAACAAAGACGTGAGACATGGAGTGAGACTGTGGAAAGATATATAGACTACATGTCTAACCATCTTAAAAAGAAACACAATCATATTATTCCACAGGCTACAAAGCATGACTTAGAGGATGCTATGATGGGATTGAGTGTCATGCCTAGCATGAGAGCTTTGATGACTGCAGGTTCTGCACTAGATAGATGTCATGTAGCAGGATATAACTGTTCGTATATACCTGTAGATAGTCCACGAGCGTTTGACGAGACTATGTATGTGCTAATGTGTGGCACAGGTGTGGGTTTCTCTGTTGAAAGAGAGAATGTAGATAAACTACCGATTGTAAACGAACACTTTGAGAAGAGTGATACAGTCATAAAGGTGGCTGATAGCAGACCGGGTTGGGCAAGAGCATTACGAGAAATGATAGCTATGTTGTATGCAGGACAGATACCACAATGGGATGTATCAGAAGTCAGACCTGCAGGTGCTAGATTAAAAACATTTGGTGGTCGTGCCAGTGGTCCTGCACCTTTGGAAGAGTTATTTCAGTTTTGCATTGAGAAGTTTACACAAGCCAAGAATCGTAGATTGTATCCATTAGAATGCCATGATATCATGTGTAAGATTGGTGAAGTTGTTGTAGTGGGTGGTGTGCGTAGGTCAGCGTTGATATCTCTATCTAATTTAGGAGATACACAGATGCGACACGCTAAGTCTGGACAATGGTGGGAGAACGAAGGACAACGTGCGTTGGCAAATAATAGTGTAGCCTACAGATTCAAGCCCGATATGGACACATTCATGCGTGAATGGCTTGCACTTTATGAAAGCAAGTCGGGTGAGAGAGGTATATTTAATAGGCCTTCTTTCTTTCCTC